GCGCCGCCGCCCGAACCCGAGCTCGCGCACCGGACCTGGTGCGCCGATCCCGAGAAGATCGTGCTGTCCTGGCCGGGTCGCTTTGCGCCCGGCGCGGCCGTCCATCGCGCGCTGGCCGCGCTCGACGTCGGCAGTGCGCTGACGCTTCGCGCGCGTGGCAACGGCGGTTGGGAACTGGCGGACGCGGCCGGCGTTGCGGTTGGCCGCATGTCGTCGAAGTTCCAGCCGCCTGCGGGCACGATCGTGGCGGTGCGCGTCGCCGCGATGCTGGTGCGCCAGGCGCGCGAGAGTGAGCAGGGGGTGGTGAAGTGCGCGTCTTGGGAGCTCGTGCTGCCCGAGTTCGAGTACGTGCCGGCGTCGGCGGCGCGCCCGTGAGCGGCTTCGTCCGGTGGGTCCGCCGGGGCTATCGGCCGCTCAGCGGCGCAGGAAGCGCAGCCACGCCGCGATATTGAGCAGCGCCATCAGCGATTGCCCGACGTAGGTCAGCGCGGCGGCCTCGAGGATCTTGCGCGCATGGGGCTGATCGGACGGGTGCAGGTAGCCGCCGCGCTCGAGCATCGGCAGCGCGCGGCGGAAGCTGGCGTCGAACTCGGTGGGCAGCGTCACCAGATGCACCACCGCCGCCAGCCCCATCGACAGCAGCCCGGCAAGCACGAAGAAGAGCCCGGGCGCGGGGTGACGGGTGATCAGGGTGATGACCGGCACCGCCACCATCATCATCGCGCCCACGCGCTGGCCCTTGACGGCGAAGCGCACCAGGCGCTCACGCAGCGCCAGCGGCGCGTAACCCTCGGCGTGCTGCAGCGCGTGGCCGACCTCGTGCGCGGCGACGGTGATCGCGGTGAGCGAGCTGGAGCCGCTGGTGTACAACGACGCCCTGAACGCGTACCTGGACGACACCGCGTCGGTGGCGTGGGTGATGCGGCCGAGCGTGTACGGCGAGATCCTGGTGCTGGACAACGCGAACGCGCGCCGGTACGCGGCCAACGCGCAGGGGGACGCGTCGAATCCGATGCTGCTGGGGTATCCCGTGCAGTCGTCGGCCAAGGCCGGCGGGACCGCGGCCAGCGCGAAGTCGGTCTACTTCGGCAACTGGAGCTTCGTGGGGTACCGCGAGGCGCCGGGGTTCACGGTGCTGCGCGATCCGTACAGCCTGGCGAAGAAGGGGCAGATCGTCCTCCACTACTACTTCCGCACGGTGTACGGGGTGTTGCAGTCGGAGGCCATCGGCTACGGCGCGCACCCGTCGGCGTGATCTGATCCGCCAGGTGCGGACGCAGGAACGGCTCCGGCCGGGGGATTATCTGGGTTCATCCAGCTTCCCGGCCGGGGCCAGAGGAGCGGGCGATGTTTCTGGAGGTGCTGACGCGGTGCTATCGGCGGCCGGGTCTGCTGGCGGCGAACCAGGCCAGTCTGCGGGCGCAGACGTGCGCGGACTGGACGCAGACGCTGCTGGTGGACGAGGAGGGCCGCGGGATCGCGTGGAGCTACGTCAACATGGCGGGCTATGCGCCGCACCTGGTGGGTGAGTATGTGTGGATCCTGGACGACGACGATCTGTGCGTGCGTCCGACGCTGACGGCGGAGCTGCGGGAGATCGCGGAGAGGCTGGACCCGGACGTGATCATGCTGCGGATGGATCACGGGCCGCTGGGGGTGCTGCCGGACGATGCGCACTGGGGCCAGCGGCCGCAGTGCGGGCGGATCGGCGTGAGTGCGTTCGTGGTGCGGCGCGCCTACTGGCAGGGGTGTGCGGAGGCGATGGTGAGCGGAGCGGGCTACACGGCGGACTATGCGCTGATCGATGCGATCTGGCGCACCTCGGCGATGATCGAGTGGCACGATGTGGTAGCCAGCCGGGTGCAGCGGATCAGCGGAGGAGCGCCAGAGTGACGACCCTGATCTACACGCCGACGTGGCGGATGGCCGGCGGGCAGGTAGCCATGCGACGGGAGACGGAGCGCAGCGTGGAGCGGCTGCGGGGCGAGTGGTCGTGGCAGGTGGGGACCGACAACCCCTACGGCGCCAGGGATCATCGCAACGTGCTGCACCAGTACCGCCAGGCGTGGGAGTTGGCGCTGGGCGGCGGCTACGACGCGCTGTTGACGGTGGAGCACGACATGTGGCTGCCGGACGACGGCGCGCTGGAGCGGCTGCGGGCGACCTCGGCCGAGGTGGTGTTCGGGGTGTACATGCTGCGGCACGGCGCGAGCGTGCTCAACGCGTGGCGGTACGAGGGCGACCGCAACCTGGGCGAGTCGCTGACGCTGCATGGCCGCGAGCTGCGGCAGGCGCGGCGGCAGGCCGCGACGCGGGTGTCGGGCACGGGATGGGGCTGCACGCTGATCCGGCGGGCGGTGCTGGAGCGGATCCAGCCGCACGACGACGGGGGCGCCAACCCGGCGGGCGATCTGGCGTTTGCGCGGGACTGTTTGCGCGCGAACATCCCGATGTATGCGCGCTGGGACGTGGGGTGTGGGCACTACGCGCCGGAGCGCGGCCGATGGCTGTGGCCGGACGAGGCCCGGAACCTGGTCGAGGTGATCGGCGTGGCGCCTGCGGTGATGCGGGGCCGGGTGCGGCTGCGGCCGGGAGAGCCGGCGCTGTTGCCGCCGGACGTGGCGGACGATGCGGTGCGGGCGGGATTTGCGAGCTATGCTCCGCCGTCTGCCTGCGCTGACAATGGAGGTCGAGATGCGAGTGCTGTTGTTGAGACGGTACAGCCCAGCCCGCGGGCAGCGGCTGGAGGCGGGAACCGTGGTCGAGGTGGCCGACGAGGTGGCGCTGGACCTGATCCAGCAGGGGGTGGCGGCGCCGCTGAAACGGGAGCCGCCTGAGATGGCCGTGGGGCCGGGGCAGGCGCGACGGTGACGCTACAAATCGGCGAGATGACCGTGCTGCAGGCGATCCAGGACGGCACGGGCTGGCGGCCGACGATGGACGCGGCGACGACGACCACGGGCGCCAATCTGCGCGCGGCGCCCAGCGGCACGGGCGCGGTGGTGGCGACGCTGAAAACGGGCGTGCGGATTGTGCGGCTGGGCGTGGACGAGGGCGGCTGGGCGCCGGTGGCGGTGTTGGGCTGGGTGAGCAAGGAGCTGTTGAGCGATGGATGAGCAACCGGTGGAGACGGCGGGCGTGGTGGACAACGTGCTGCGCGGGCTGGCGCTGGAGAGCGTGCGGGCGCTGGTGATCAACATCGACGTGGCGCTGGCGGTGTTCGGCGGGCAGTTGCGGGATCTGCGGATCGACGACGACCTGCGGCTGGCGCGGCGGGTGCTGGATCGCGTGGCGGGAAATGGGTGACGGTAGGACTGCCAGTCCGGGACGCCGGGGCGGTAGTTTTCCCAAATTGGGATATTGGTTTGGAAGTCGGGAGAGGTGACTATGGCGCTGATCTGCTTGGAGATGCCGGTGGTGGAGCCGGTTACGGTGTCGGAGGCGAAGCTGCATTGCCGGATCGATGTGGAGGAGGACGACACGCTGGTGGCGGCCTTAATCTCCACGGCGCGGGAGCATCTGGAGCGGATCAGCCGGCCGCGGGTGGCGATGAGCGCGCAGCGGTGGCTGATGGTGCTGGATGCGTGGCCCTCGTCGGCCCGGATCGAGCTACGGCCCTATCCGCTGATCAGTGTGGTGGAGGTGCGCTACACGGATGCGTCCGGGGTGGAGCGGGTGCTGGCGCCGTCGGCGTATGTGGTGGACACGTACAGCGAGCCGGGCCGGCTGGAGGTGCTGGACGGGTGGCCGGGTGGGACGCTGGCCGCGCTGAACGGGCTGCAGATCGAGTACACGGCGGGCTATGGGAGCGAGACGCTGCCGATGGCGCTGCGCCAGGCGACGCTGTTGCTGGTGGCGCACTGGTATGAGCACCGGGAGCTGGCGATGACCACGGGCGCGGTGCCGAAAGAATTGCCATTTGCGGTGGCGGCGTTGATCGCGCCGTGGCGGCGGGAGGTGTGACGATGGAGGCTGGCGCGCTGCGGCATCGGGTGTCGATCCAGGAGCCGGTGGAGGCCCGGAACAGCTACAACGAGGTGATCACCACCTGGGCGTTGGTGGCCGTGGTGTGGGGGTCGGTGGCGCCGCTGGCGGGGCGCGAGTTTTTCGCGGCGGAGCATGTGCAGAGCGAGATCACGCACCGGGTGCGGCTGCGCTATCGAGCGGGGATCACCTCGGAGATGCGGGTGGTGTACGCCGGCCGGGTGCTGATGATCCAATCGGTGATCGACCGGGGCGAGCGGCGCCGGGAGTTGGAGCTGATGTGCCGGGAGGTGCAGTGATGGGCGGTACGGTGACGGTGCGGCTGGAGGGTGGCGAGGAGCTGTTGGCGAAACTGCGCGCGCTGGACCTGAACGTCAAGGCGGAACTGCGCGACGCTGGCCTGGCTGCGGCGGAGCGGATCCGGGCGACGGCGGAGGGGATGGCGCCGGGGCCGCACATCCGGCTGCGGGTGGCGCGGCAGACGGCGACGATGGTGGCGTTGGAGATCGGGCCGGACAAGGAGCATTGGTATTACAAGTTCTTCGAGACGGGGGCGCGGCCGCACGAGATCGTGGGCGATCCGACCCTGAGCTTCGAAGGACATTCGGGCCGGGTGGTGACGCGGCGGGTGCGGCATCCGGGCATGGCGGCCAGCCCCTTCCTGCGGCCAGCGATGGACGCGGAGGAGGGCGGGGCGCGGGATGAGTTTGGCAGCCGGCTGCGGGCGCGGATCGAGCGAGGGTAGGCATGATCGAGCAGGAGCTGGCGGCGCGGCTGCTGGGGTCGACGACGCTGACCGCGCTGGTGGGCGACCGGATCGAGCCGGTGATCAACAGCCAGGACACGGCGCTGCCGGCGCTGAGCTATCAGCGGATCAGCGCGGTGACGGACTACAGCCACGACGGCCAGAGCGGCGTGACCGCGCGGATTCAGTTGACCGCCCTGGGCAGCACGTATGCGCAGGTGTGCACGGTGCTGGCGGTGTGCCGGAAGGTGGTGGACGGGGTGCGCTGGGCCAACAACTGGGTGTCGTTTGTGGAGACGGAGATGGATGGCTACAACGCGGAGAGCCGCCAGGCTGGGGTGTATGTGCGGCGGATGGATGTGATGGTGGTGGATCCGTAGGGGAAATGATGAATTGGGAATGATGAATGATGAGTAAGAAACGGACGGAGAAAGCGGAGACGATGGAGCCGGGGCCGGAGGGGGGCCGGGTGCTGGTGTACCGGCGAGAGCCGGCGCCAGATGATCTGTATGAGGTTGGCGAATGGCATGGCGTAGCGCATTACCGCTGCCGGCTGTGCGCATTCGATACGATGGACGCTGGCAACCTGCTGGCGCATCTGGATAGCCACGCCGGCAGCGCGCCGGCGCACAACCCTGGGGATGCTTCGGCAGACCTCAGCATGACAAACACTTTGGAGGTAGAGGACGATGGCAACAGGAGCTAAAAGCAGTTTTGGAACGTACCTGAAAATCGGCAACGGCGGGACCACGGAGACGTTCGCGACGATTGCCGAGGTGCTGGACATCGAGGGTCCGGCGCTGGAGGCGGAGACGGAGGAGGTGACGAGCCACGACAGCACGGATGGCTGGAGCGAGCATATCTCGACCATCCTGAGCGGCGGCGAGGTGTCGTTCGAGGTCAACTGGCTGCCGGCGCACGCGACGCAGTCGCACAGCGCGGGCTTGCTGAAGGACATGACGAGCCGGACGTTGAGGAACTTCCAACTGGTGGTGCCGGCGGCCAGTGCGATCACCTGGTCGTTCGCCGCGCTGGTGACGGGGTTCGAGGTGGCGCTGCCGGTGAAGGGCGCGCAACGGGCCGAGATCACGCTGCTGATCAGCGGCAAGCCGACGTTGGCGTAGGAGGACGAGATGCTACTGAGCAGGGATCAGATCCTCAACGCGCAGGACTATCGAGAGGAGCGGGTGCAGGTGCCGGAGTGGGGCGGCGAGGTGATCGTGCGCGCCCTGACCGGTGCGGAGCGAGACGCGTTCGAGGCGGCGCTGACGGAACGGCACGGGCGCCGGGTGGAGGTAAAGCTGGAGAACGTGCGGGCGCGGCTGGTGGCGCTGTGCGCGGTGGATGAGCAGGGGGGTGCGCTGTTCTATCCCAGCGACGTGGAGCTGCTGGGGCAGAAATCGGCGGCGGCGCTGCAACGGGTGTTCGAGGTATGCCAGCGGCTGAACGGCCTGACGGATCAGGACGTGGAGGAGCTGGCAAAAAACTGACGGAGCGGCCAGAGCGCAGTTTTTATCTGCGCCTGGCTGCTCTGACAGGCCGGACGGTGCAGGAGCTGCTGGCCGGGATCGGGGCGCGGGAGCTGTCGGAGTGGATGGCCTACGACGGGTCTCAGTGGCTGCCTGATCGGCGGCTGGAGTATCTGCTGGCGCTGCTGGCGGCGATCACCATCAACGCGCACGGGGATGGCAAGCGGACTGTGAGCGCGGCGGAGCTGATGCCGTGGCTGCGCGACGAGGAGGAGGCGGTGGGGCCGCGAGACCTGACCGCGAAGATCGAGACGCTGAACGCGCTGTTCGGCGGCAGCGACCGGAGAGGACGAGGCGATGCCGGAGACGACCGATAAAAACGAGCGGGCTCGGTCGGAGACCGGCCCGAGCGGTGAGTTGGCGGGGCGGGCTCGGTCGGAGACCGGCCCGAGCGGCAATTTTGTTAGCTGCATCATGCCCACGCGCGGGCGGCGGGCGTGGGTTCCGCTGGCGCTGCGCTGCTGGCAGGAGCAGGACTGGCCAGCGTTTGCGCGCGAACTGATCGTGGTGGACGACGGGCCGGAGCCGGTGGGCGATCTGTGCGCGGGTGCGGCGCGGGTGCGGTATGTGCATCTGGCGGGGCACAACAGCATCGGGGCCAAGCTGAACCTGGGGTGTGAGCTGGCGACGGGGGATGTGCTGGCGGCGTGGTCGGACGACGACTATCACGCGCCACACCGGCTGGCGTATCAGCTCCAGGAGCTGGAGCGCAGCGGGGCGGCGGTGTGCGGGACGGACTGTCTGCACTACTGGGACGTGCTGCGGCAGGAGGCGTGGCGGTACGAGTGGGCCATCGGGACGCGGAGCAACGGCTACGTGACCGGCGGGACGATGATGTGGCGACGGGCGTTCTGGGAGCGGGGGCGCTTCGACGCCCTCCACGCCAGCGGCGAGGACACGCGCTGGATCTGCGGACGAGGGCCGCTGCTGGGGACGCTGGAGATGGACATCTACGTGGCGACGATCCACGGGCGCAACACGGGGGACAAGGATCTGGCCCTGCTGGAGGCCAGCCCGCACTGGACGCGGCAGGCGCGGGAGACAATCGAGGGGATCGCGCCGGCGTGGTGGCTGGCCGGCGCGCGGGAGGCGGCGCAATGAGCACGTTGGCGACGCTGGTGGTCAAACTGGTGGGAGATGTGGGCGGGTTCTCCTCGGCGATGGACAACGCGTCGGACAAACTGCGGTCGGCGGGCGCGTCGATGCGGGGGGTTGGCGCGGGGCTGACGGCGGGGGTAACGTTGCCGGTGGTGGGGATCGGGGTGGCGGCGCTGCACATGGCCGGGCAGTTCGAGCAGACGATGAACGTGCTCCAGGCGACCACCGGCGCCAGCGAGGAGGAGATGGCCGCGCTGAGCCAGACGGCTATCGCGCTGGGGAGCGACCTGGAGCTGCCGGGGACCAGCGCGGCGGACGCTGGGGAGGCGATGCTGGAGCTGAGCCGGGCGGGTCTGAGCGTGCAGGAGAGCATGGACGCGGCGCGGGGGGTGCTGCAACTGAGCGCGGCGGCGCAGATCAGCAACGCGGAGGCGGCGACGATCACGGCCAACGCGCTGAACACGTTCGGCCTGGCGGGATCGGAGGCCGGGCGGGTGGCGAACCTGCTGGCGGGCGGCGCCAACGCCAGCTCGGCGAGCATCACCGACATGGGGTTGGGGATGCAGATGGCGGGATCGGTGGCGGCCAGCATGGGGGTGCCCATCGAGGACCTGACCACGGCGTTGGCGTTGATGGCCAACGCGGGGATCAGCGGCAGCGACGCGGGCACGTCGCTGAAAACGATGTTGATGCGGCTGGGCGCGCCCACGGCAGAGGCGGCGGGGCTGATGGACGCGCTGGGGATCAGCATCTACGACGCGCAGGGGACGATGCTGCCGATGGAGTCGATCATCGACCAGTTCGGCGGCGCGCTGGCGGGGATGACGATGGAGCAGCGCAACGCGGCGCTGTCCACCATTTTCGGCTCGGATGCGATCCGGGCGGCCAACGTGGTGCTGGCCGGGGGCACGGAGGCGTGGAACGCGATGGAGACGGCCGTGACGGCGGAGGGGCAAGCGCAGGCGCTGGCGGCGGCGCAGACGGCCGGGTTCCAGGGGAGCCTGGACGGGCTGCGGTCGGTGGTGGAGACGCTGCTGCTGACGGTGGCCGGGCCGTTTTTGGAGATGCTGACCGGGTGGGTGCAGCGTCTGAGCAGCCTGGTGGAGTGGGTCAGCACCCTGGACCCGAAACTGCTCAACACGGTGGTGGTGGTGGCCGCGATCGCGGCGGCCATCGGGCCGCTGCTGATCCTGCTGGGATCCATGGCCAGCGGGCTGGGGATCGTGGCGGGCGCGCTGGGGCTGCTGCTGTCGCCGGTGGGGCTGGTGATCGCGGCGATTGTGGCGCTGGGCGTGGCGGTGGTGCATCATTTCGGCGGCATCCAGCAGACGATCCAGGCGGCCAGCACGTTTGTGCAGGGGGTGTTGGCCGGGCTGAGCGCGTTCGTGAATACGAACCAAGGGGAGATCACGGGCTGGGTGGAGCAGGCGTGGACGCAGATCCAGACCATTGTGACGACGCTGGTGACCGGGGTGCGCGGCATCGTGGAATCGGTGCTGGGCATAGTCGGCCAGTTCATTGACCAGCACGGGGCGGATATCGAG